ATCAAGTTGATTTTGAAAATGGTAAACGTCCTCAGCTCGTATCTGTAAAAGCAAATGTTCCAGTTATTCCGTTCAGTAATTGGCGCGATCAGGAAGAATTCAATATTATGCTGCAGTCTATGTTCATCAATGATGCAGACCGTAATTTGGTTTTGGATTTTGCTAGCCATTTGAAAATCGAAAAAGGTGCAGAAGTACAGGACAATGGCATCAGTCAAATGGCGACAGTTCGCGATGGTGTAGCTAGCTTAGCACAAGCTAAGACTCCAAATCCAGTAACTTTGCGACCATATCGTACCTTCAACGAAGTAGAACAACCTGCTAGCCAATTCATCTTCCGGATCAACAAGTTGGCGAACCTGGCACTTTTTGAAGCAGATGGTGGTAAATGGAAATTAGAAGCCGTCGAAAGCATCGCAAATTATTTAAAAAATGAACTTGCTAACAACAAAAAAATCACTATTTTAGCTTAAAGGAGAAAACAACATGACACAACAACAATTTAACAACTTTGACCGCGAATACGACTGGAACGACACTATCCAAAAAGATGCAGAATTCACATTGTTGCCTGAAGGGCTATACACTTTCACAGTTAAGAGCTACGAGCGTGGACGTCACACACCAAATCCACAGAACCCTGGCAAATTGCCAGCATGTAACAAGGCGACCGTTCATATTCAAATCGTTGCAAATGAAGGTGAAACAGAATTACGTCACAACTTATTCTTACATAGCTCAACAGAAGGTATGTTGTCAGCGTTCTTTGGTGCTATTGGCCAAAAACGAAAAGGTGAACCATTGCGTATGGATTGGAACGCTATCGTAGGGAAAACTGGTGTATGTAAGGTCGGAGTTCGTGAGTACAACGGTAACAAGTACAACGAAGTCAAGGGTATGATCTACGCTGAAGATGTTGATTACACAAAAGTGTTGAACCAACAGCCAGGACAAACTACACAAGCAAGCTACCAACAACCGCAGCAGAATTTTGGACAACCACAAGGGCAAGCTGGATATCAAGCTGGTCAATTTTAGGAGGTAAGGGATGCAATTAAGACCTTATCAACAGGAAGCACGGGAAGCTGTTCAAGCTGAATGGGCTAAAGGTCGCAAGCGCACGCTCTTAGTATTGCCAACAGGATGTGGAAAGACAATCGTCTTCTCCAAAATTATTGAAGACCAAGTGAAAGAGGGCAAGCGTGTGCTTGTCCTTGCTCATAGGTCAGAGCTTTTAGAGCAGGCTAGCGATAAGCTAAAGACTGCGACCGGACTTGGCACAGCACTAGAGAAAGCTGAGAATACCTCTATCGGTTCTTGGTATCGGGTTGTAGTAGGATCAGTCCAAACCATGCAGAGAGAGAAACGGCTTAGTCAATTTCCTCCCGACTGGTTCGACACGATTGTCGTCGATGAAGCCCATCACGCTATCTCAGATGGCTACCAGCGTGTCCTTGGTTATTTTGAACAGTCAAATGTACTAGGAGTAACTGCAACGCCTGACCGTGGAGATATGAAGAATCTTGGCTCTTACTTCGATAGCTTAGCTTATGAGTATTCACTAGTCCAGGCTATTCAAGAAGGGTACCTATCAAAAATCAAGGCTTTGACAATCCCGCTTAGCTTAGATTTATCAAATGTCAGCATGTCAGCGGGTGATTTCAAGGCGAGCGATGTTGGGACGGCATTGGACCCATATCTGGAACAGATAGCGGATGAAATGGTCAAGCAATGTGCGGACCGCAAGACAGTTGTATTCTTACCATTAGTAAAGACATCGCAGAAGTTTCGCGACATTCTGAACGCAAAAGGTTTTCGTGCTGCTGAAGTCAATGGAGAGTCCAAGGACCGTGCGGAGGTTTTAGAAGACTTTGAGAAAGATCGCTACAATGTGCTTTGTAATTCGATGTTATTGACGGAAGGCTGGGACTGCCCGTCAGTAGATTGCGTGGTCGTGTTAAGACCTACTAAGGTACGTGCCTTGTATAGCCAGATGGTAGGGCGTGGTACTCGATTACATCCAGGGAAAGAAGAATTGCTTTTGCTAGACTTCCTCTGGCACACTGAACGCCACGAGCTATGCCGGCCGGCTCACTTGATTTGTGAAACTCCAGAAGTCGCTCAGAAAATGGTTGAGAATATGGAAGAACAAACAGGTGTCATGCTTGACCTTGAAGATATGGAAGTTAAGGCAGCGGAAGACGTAGTCGCTCAACGTGAGGAAGCTTTGGCCAAACAATTGGAAGAAATGCGTAAACGTAAGCGCAAGCTAGTAGATCCATTGCAATTTGAAATGTCTATCCACGCTGAAGACTTGTCGAATTACGTGCCAAACTTCGGATGGGAGATGTCACCTCCTAGCGACAAACAAATCAAAGCGCTTGAAAAATATGGCATCTTTACTGACGAAGTAGGAAATGCAGGAAAAGCCAATCTCTTGTTAGACAGATTGCACAAACGACAATCAGAAGGATTGACCACACCAAAGCAGATTCGATTCTTAGAAGGTCGAGGTTTCAAAGATGTTGGTATGTGGCAATTTGACCACGCTAGAAACATGATCGATCGTATCGCAGCGAACGGATGGAGATTGCCTACAGGCGTGCGACCGTCTGAATATGTTCCGGGGTGATGTATGAAATTATTTCTTAACGAAGACTGTATAGATGTCATGAAACGATATCCTGATGGTTACTTTGACTTAGCTATTGTAGATCCTCCATATTTTTCCGGTCCGGAAAAAAGAGAATTTTATGGGAACAAAATCAGTCCTATAGGAGTCCATAGATTGTACGGCAAAACAACTAAATGGGAAGTTCCGGGGAAAGATTATTTTGATGAATTATTTAGAGTTTCAAAAAATCAAATTATTTGGGGCGTGAACTACTTCAACTACTCTTTTGGCCCTGGTCGCATTGTTTGGGACAAGGTTAATGGTCAATCAAGTTTTTCAGATTGTGAGATAGCATACTGCAGCTTACATGATAGCACGCGCCTATTTCGCTATATGTGGAATGGTATGATGCAAGGTAAATCAATCTCTGAAGGCCATATACAACAAGGGAATAAGTCCTTGAATGAAATTAGAATCCATCCAACACAAAAACCGATAAATCTTTATCTTTGGTTACTTCAAACTTACGCAAAAGAAGGTGATAAAATCCTAGACACACACGTTGGCTCAGCAAGCAACCTAATAGCTTGTGAAGAAATGGGATTTAACTATGTAGGTTGCGAATTAGACGAAGATATTTTTAACTCAGCAAAACAGAGACTTGAAAATTATAAGTCACAAATAAAATTATTTTAAAGGAGAAAACAGTGGCAGAGAATGATTTTAATTTGTTGCCGTTGCTGGATTACATCAATCCTGCCACGGTAGATTACCAAACATGGGTAAATGTGGGCATGGCCTTAAAACACGAAGGATACACGGCATCCGATTGGGACAACTGGTCGCAAAATGATAGCCGGTATAAGAAATTTGAATGTTTCAAGAAATGGGATACTTTCAACGAAGAAGCTGGAACTATCGTGACCGGTGCAACGATTACCCAACTAGCAAAAGAAAATGGTTGGGTATCTCAATCTGGCTATGACAGTGAGAATGCTCATGAATTAGGTTGGACCGATACAATAGACCGTGATTATCGTGTCATTGATAAAGACTGGATTGAAGGTAAAGAAATCCACGAGCCGACCATTTGGAATCCGGTCCAGGAAATCATCAAATATCTTGAAACACTTTTTGAAGCCAGTGAAAATGTCGGATACGTCACTGAATGTTATCCAAAGACTGACGACGAAACAGGCGAGATTGTCAAATGGTTGCCAACTAAGGGGGCGTATGACCGGACAGCCGGACAGTTAATTGAAGCTCTCAGTAAATGTAATGGAGATATCGGTGCAGTCCTGGGCGATTACCACGAAGAAGCTGGCGCATGGGTTCGATTCAATCCTATGGATGGCAAAGGTGCCAAGAACGAAAACGTGACAGATTTCAGGTATGCCCTGGTTGAATCTGACAGCATGCCGATTGACAAGCAGAATGCCATTTATAAAGAACTTGAATTACCGATCGTTGCTTTGGTCCACAGCGGAAATAAATCACTGCACGCTATCGTCAAAGTAGATGCTAAGAATTACGAAGAATATCGTAATCGTGTTGATTATCTTTATAAAATCTGTCAGAAAAACGGAATCGTCGTTGATACACAAAATCGAAACCCAAGCAGACTATCACGCATGCCAGGTTTCATCCGAAATGGCCAGAAGCAATTCTTAGTAGATACGAACATTGGTAAGGCTGATTGGGATGAGTGGTATCAATACATCGAAGATTTGAACGATGATTTACCTGATCCAGAATCACTTTCGGATAGCTGGGATAATTTGCCAGAATTGGCGCCTGAATTGATTAAAGGAGTTCTTCGTCAAGGTCATAAAATGCTGATTGCTGGACCTTCAAAAGCTGGTAAGTCATTCGCGCTGATAGAGATGTCGATTGCAATTGCTGAGGGCAAGAAGTGGCTAGGCTGGGATTGTACGCAGGGGCGTGTCCTCTATGTCAATTTGGAGCTAGACAAACCGTCTGCCTTGCATCGTTTCCGCGATGTCTACTATGCAATGGGATTAGCTCCGCAAAATATCAACAACATCGATATCTGGAATCTCCGTGGAAAAACTGTACCAATGGACAAGTTAGCGCCTAAGCTCATTCGTCGAGCTTTGAAAAAGAATTATATCGCAGTCATCATCGACCCGATTTATAAAGTTCTGACTGGTGACGAGAATAGCGCAGACCAGATGGCACATTTTACGAATCAATTTGATAAAGTGACGACAGAGCTAGGCTCTAGTGTTATCTACTGTCACCATCATTCAAAAGGTTCTCAAGGTGGTAAGAAATCCATGGACCGCGCCAGTGGTTCGGGTGTATTTGCTCGAGATCCTGACGCACTTATTGACTTAGTAGAGTTGGAAGTGTCAGAAGAATTATTGACGCAACGTTTGAACCAAGCGACGTGCCAGGTTTACAAGCAGGCTTTACAAGAACGAAACAATGCTTATTACCAACAGAATGTCGGACTAGATGACCTCTTGAGTCCAGCGCAGATGAGAACGCACTTTGAAAAAGGTATCGACGATGTCATGGTTCGAGCTCCATACGTGGATAAGCTCGAAGAAGTACGCAAGCAAATTCAGATAGCGACTGCGTGGCGTGTAGAAGGTACGCTTCGCGAGTTTGCCAAATTCAAGCCGGTGAACATGTGGTTCAGCTATCCAGTACACGCGCTTGATAAAACGGGCGTACTGGCCGATATTCAATTAGAAGATGATAAACCAGGGTGGATGAAAGCTAAAGAAACTCGCAAAAAGAACGCAAAGGAAGACAAAAAGCAAAAACTGATAGAGTTTGACGAAGCAATCGAAAACGCGAATTTCGGCGAGCCACCATCAAAAGAAGACGTAGCTGAGTTTTTAGGAATATCTGTAAAAACAGTTACTCGCAGATTGAATTCATCTAAAAAATATTGGTTCGACAAGAACTCAAATTCGATAAAAGAAAAAGGACAAGACCATAAAAACGT